TCGTCAGAACTCAACTGATGATCTTGCTGAAACACTTGGACCTGACAAACTGGCAAGCCTTTACCGGCGCACCAGTCAACTCTTTGAAGAAGCTGAGCATCTTTACCAAGAGATGGTTAGTTCTGGTGTGGCAAAAGAATGTGCTCGCATGGTTTTGCCACTAAATACACCAACGTCTTTGTACATGAACGGTACACTGCGTTCATGGATCCACTACCTACAACTTCGCTGTGACCCAGGAACCCAACTCGAACATCGAGAAATTGCGGAGAGAATTAGACATCTCTTTTGCCAACGCTTTCCAATCATTGGAGAAGCTGCGTTCCAATAACAAACCCTCTGATTCCAAAGAGGAACCAAAGGGTGGTTTGGATGAGTGGCGATCAGAAGGTCGCGGCGTATTGTTTTTTTAATTCCGCAACGGCATGCTTGGATTCAATCTCCTTGCGTGCCTGCTTTTTCTTTTTGTCCACCAGGTAAACGATCAGTGCTTTGTTCATTTGATTTGACCTCCAGTGACAAAGGGAAAGTAGCGCTTGTTACGGTACACCAGCACGTTCCAGGGACGGTGAACTAAGTTCCACCATGCCCGATCAGTTTTTGCTTGGGTCTCTTGGTCGTACTTGCAGCCCCTGTAAGTTAAAGTCATGACTATTTTGTAGTGATTTATACGGAAATTATATTGCTGTACCTGTATATGATGTCGTTCACTCTGTAACACAACGTGAAAGGTTTTGCAACTTCAACTCAACGGTGCTACCGAACTGAAGGAGGATTGAGGCAACAGGTGGAAGTCAGTTGCCCCAGGTTCCAAGAAGAATCGAGCTAAGCCTCTCGGAGCAAAGCCCTGACCGCAATCTTCTGTGCGGGTAACGCCCATGAAGTATAAAGGGCAAATCAATCTTATCCCCTTTTTAAGAATTGGTTTATACTTTCTTCGGTTCTGCAGACCACTCGTGGCCACGAGGTGACTACCAACTGGATTCAGGCCCAGTTGTACCAGGAGTTGTGGGGTGGAAGCCACGACTCAAACGATGAAGCAAGCTAAGGAGTAGGGGCCGACCCTTACTTAAAATCCGTGAACGGTATCCTTGGCTCTCATCGATAAGCTCAGCTTATGAATAGAGGGTGTGGCCTCACGCGATCAACCGCAAGGCCATTCGCTTTCCAACCAGAGGAAGCTACAGAAACTCTGGTTCCCTCGGACCTGACGTAGCTCTTCTTTGGTCCGTAACTATTTTAACTACTTGTCCTAAGTACGACGTTAAACTGCTAACCACTCAATTCAACTCACATGAAACTCCTCAAGTTCTCCAAAGGTAACGGCAAGCTCCGTAACCGTCTCATCTTTTCATTGCCAGCTGGTTACTCCTGTCCGCATGCTGGCATCTGCAAGACCTTTGCTGATCGAGCCACAGGTTCAATCACTGACCTGCCCCAGATGACAGGCGTCACTGCAGAACGTGACTTCCGTTGTTTTGCTGCAATGTCAGAAGTCAGGCCAAATGTACGAGAAGCACGCTGGCATAACTGGGATCTCCTCAGAGAAACCATGTACCTCAATGGCAATCAAACAACATTGCTGCGTGATCTCATTGACCTGTCCCTTCTCACCCAGCCACCCAAGCAGATGATTCGCATCCATGAGTCAGGTGACTTTTGGACTGAGAACTACATGAAAGCTTGGATCATGGTTGCCCAGAGCAGGCCCAGTCAAAAGTTCTACGCCTACACCAAGTCCCTTGGCATGTGGCTAGCACTCAAGGATCTCATCCCGTCTAACTTCTATTTGACTGCGTCCCATGGTGGAACACTCGATTACTTAATCCCCAAGCATCCTGATGTTTTCAAACGTGTATCTCACGTTGTCTACACGGAAGAACAGGCCGCCGAACTCGACCTGGAGATCGACCACGACGACAGTCATTGCTTTGGTGACAAGCCGTTTGCTCTTCTAGTACACGGCAGTCAACCTGCAGGTTCAGAAGCAATGCAAGCAATATCCCAACGTAAGAAGGAAGGTGGATTTGTGGGATACGGGAAGACATCCAAAAAAGATTCTTAAGGGCCTTGCGTCTTCTAGAAAATCAAGTACGATCTGTCCGTCTTTATTTTATTGGTTGTGTCTTACTTGATTGCCTGTTGGAAGCAGGGTTCCCCATACGGAATCCACGCTTCCAACGGTTCTTTTACTTTGATTCCATTAGACTCTGACTCATCAGTTTGTAAGGTTTTCAGTCACCCTTACCGTTCTGGTGCACAGAAGATTCTTAATTGGATAAAAGAAAACGATGACGACCTCCGGAGTGAAGACTTCAGTATTCAAGACTGTGCCCGATTCCAAAAGTGAAACCTGGCTCATCTTTGACCTCGAGTCAGACGGTCTTTACGACAACGTCACCACCATCTTCTGCATCGTTATCCATGACATTGGACGCCAACAAACTTTTACTTATGGGCCTGATGACATTGCTTCTGCTCTTGATCATCTGGCAACCGCTGATGTTCTTATAGGACACAACATCCTTTTCTATGACATCCCCGTCCTGCAAAAGCTGCATCAAACAGCCCTCAAAGGACGCATTCTGGACACACTCATCTGCACTCGCCTCATCTGGCCCAAAGAAGTTCTCTACAACCTTGATGATGAACAATATCCGCAGGTTCCACCGAAGCTCAAGGGTGGCGCATCACTTAAGGCCTGGGGATGGCGCTTGGCCGATCATAAGATCGACTTCAAAGACTTCTCCCACTATTCTCAAGAGATGCTGGACTACTGTGTCCAGGACGTTAACGTCACTCTTAAACTTTGGCAACACATCTCAAAGCAACACTACCCACAACCCGCGCTACGACTCGAACATGACTTTGCTCTGGCAATTAACAAGCAAATTCGAACAGGTATTCCTTTTGATGTGGATGCAGCTCTTGATCTCATGGATGATCTACGAGCAAAACAAAGCGACATCGAAAGCAATCTAAAGGAGATCTTTCCGCCTATTGAACACAAAGAAGTCTTTGTCCCAAAGGTAAACAACGCAAAACGTGGTTATGTCAAAGGACAACCTTTCGAAAAAATTCGATACGAAGAGTTCAATCCTGGATCTCGTCAGCAAATTGTTGAGCGACTTAACTCAAAGTACGGATGGCAACCAGAGAAACGTACTGAAAAAGGAAATCCAATCCTTGATGACGAGATACTTGAGCGACTCCCCTACCCAGAGGCCAAACCCTTGGCCGAATACATGCTTATCAAAAAGCGGTTGGGTCAACTAGCTGATGGCAACAATGCCTGGCTCAAGCTTGTCAACAATGACAACGGTCGTATGCACGGCAATGTCATCACAAATGGATGCATTACGGGGCGTTGTTCACACAAATCTCCAAACTTGGGTCAAGTTCCAGCGGGTTATTCGCCCTACGGTCATGAATGCCGCAACCTTTTCCATGCACCAGATGGTTGGGATCTGATTGGTATCGATGCCAAAGCTTTGGAACTTCGCTGTCTTGCTGGCTATCTTGCTTTATGGGATGACGGTGAGTATGCCGCACTGGTCATCAACCCTGAAGTTGACATCCACACCTACAACCAAGAGCAGTTTGGTGTGGAGACCAGGGACATCAGCAAGCGTCTTTTGTACGGGATGTTGTACGGGTGTGGTGCTGCAAAAGCAGGAACGATCATTGATCCGGATGAGAAGGATCCTGAGAAGCTAGCTGCCATGGGTAAAGCTGCAATCAATGGCTTTATGACTGGTGTGCCAGCGCTCAAGAAATTGAAACAACAACTGGAGCAAACAATTGGTTTGCGTGGTTATCTTCTTGGTCTTGATCGACGCATCCTCCACTGCCGTTCTGCTTTCAAAGGTTTGAATGTTCTACTGCAATCAGCAGGTGCAATTCTTATGAAACAAGTTGTAGTAAACATTCATCAAAACCTAGAGCAGAACTTGGGTTTGCCCCATGGTCAAAGCTGGGAGCAGATGCTCATGATCCATGATGAAGTTCAAATTGCCTGTGATCCTCAATACACAGAAGCAATCCGTGAACAAGCTATGAAGGCTTTCCCTCAAGCCCAGGAATTCTTCAACTTCCGCTGTAAGATTGAGGGCGACTCACGGGTCGGTAAGACCTGGGCGGAAACCCACTAATCTTCTCGTCCCAGGTATGACGTTAAACTGCCTTCCACCTCTCCTTTCAAAAGATGAACTTTGTTGCAGTTTGCGCTCAACTGGTAGACGATCCACGGGAAGTCTATACCAGCGCAACATCAACCGCCCTGCGTTGCACACTGGGTCTTCCGCCTGTCGGAAACAAAGCTCCAACGCATATTGATCTCAATGTCTACGGCAAATCAATCGAGCGTTTCTCTCGGTTATCCAAAGGCAGTCACATCTACCTCCATGGTTCGAAACTCCGCTACGACATTGACGCAAGGGAATTCTCTCTCCACGGAGGAGTTTTTTCGCCTGTTGATGCAGAGCAGTTCCCCATTCTCAACACCATCATCCTCTCCGGTCGTTGTGTCAAAAACATTGACACCGATGACGCCAGGGCGTTTAAGACCACAGCCAATGGCTTGATGATCTGCAATCAGACTTTGACCGTCAACACTGGTCGTAATCAGTCTGATCTCTTTAACTTCTACGCCATCAACAACGCAGAAGATAAACCCAACAACGCGCAACTGCTTGTTGACTTCACGCGTAAAGGCACTGGCCTCACGATCCAGGGTCGCTTTGTAACCGATGCTTGGACTGATAACAACACCAAGGAACGGCGTACACAAACCAAGATTCAAGTCGTCACCATGACTCTTGGTCCTAAGCCCCAGGATGGTGAGAAGCGTATCGAGCCGCAAACTACCGTGGCTTCTGGTAGCAATGTCACTTCCCTTTGGGGTGGTCGTACAGCAGAAGAACAACCTGATCCTTGGGGTCAAAACGGTTCTGCTCTGCCTGATCTTCCTGGTCAATACGGCAGTGCACCTGACAACACGGACGACGACAGCGCTCCCTTCTAGTGACACCCCATGATCTGGGCTTATTAGTACTGCTACTAAGCCCTGGAATGCTGATGTCTGTGCTGCTTCTCTTAACGTTTGCAGCCGGAGGTTAGCACTAAGCTTGGTGTCCGTCCTGGGATGACGTTAAAAGCATCCACCCCTGACTACGAAATCACTATGCCTTCCTCCTTGACTACTAAGAAAACCTCGGCCCTTGCCTCTCGTGGCCTGGACTCTTTCATGATGTTCCAGGACAAGAAGTTTGTCTCTGGTTACCAGAACCTGGTGACCATTCAACCTCTCAACAAATCAAAGATCCGTGGATGGTTCGTCCGCAACTCCGATCTTGATTCCTGCGGTTGGACTGCAGAAGAATCTGATTTCACCAAAGGCTCAGTTCACTGGAACTACAAGCAGACCTTCGGTATGGCTCCCAATACCTCCATCGAGGAGGGCCTCAATTTTGTCGAGCCTCGTCTCCAAGTGCTTCTCCGTTCTCCCTTGATGGTCGAAGAGACCACTGGGATGCGCCAAACGATTGGCACCTTTGACAATCCCGAAGTCAAAGAACTCTTTGAAGCTGACAAGATTGCCTCTGATCTTGCCAATAGCAAAGGTGAAATGTACAAGCGTAAGTACGGTGTCCGCACCAAGTACCTCGTCTACATCCTCACCGAAGAGAACAAGCGGGCTCACAAGATCCCCATGGTTCTCACCCTCAAGGGTCTGAACGGTACCGACGTGTCTGAAAAGATTCGTCTGTATGAAAAGGAGATGTCCAAGTGCCTGAGCAAGGCGCTGGATTCTGAGGTGCCCCTGGCATTCAACGAGAAGTTCTTTGCTACCACCGTCTTCTGCCCGGTGCTGGCAAACGAAATGCGTGGTGCCAACAACGTTGAGATCTGCGCTATCGAGTCGTTCGATATCCCGGGCTACTCGGACCAGGACGAAGCCGTTGCTTCCCTTGCACGTCTCTCCATCCCTGATGAAGATCGTGACTCCACCTGGAAATTCCAGGAGATGTACGACGACTACATCAACCAGCACTCACGTCAAGACGCTGAGAAACTGGGTGGTGCCTATGGCATCAAGGAAGGTGTTGAGATCCAGCCCGTCTCCCGCACGATCAGCGAGGTAGAAGTCAAAGCACTTCCGGCTCGTGATCCCATGACTGGAGAAGACGAGTCCCTCTGATCAAACCTCAGGGTTGGCTAGATCATTCTCATCAACAGACTTGTTGTTGAAGATGAATAGATCTTGTACCAACCCTCTGATCACACCTTGTCTTTGCGTGGCGATCCTCACCAAGAGGGTCGCCATTTCTTTCAAAGTACTTACCGAATCGCAATCCTGAATGCTGCGCTTTACCTTTTCTTCCCAGAACTTATCATCAAGCGTTGGCTCAATTTGTAATGCGGTTAGCGGTATGTACTTGATTTCATCCATGGTTTGTATTTAATTGTTTTCAGTATTCTACTAAACAATTAAACCTATTCTTGAATTACAGAATGTATTCAGAAAAACAAACATGAAATCCACACACAAAGCAGTCATCAAAACAGCAGGTCCCTTTGCTCTCATGGGAGCTGGCGCACTCACAGTCATTGGCAACCCAGTTGCCTGGGCAGCTCTTGCCTACGCCACATTCCGCGTAGGTAAATCTGCTTATGACAATGCCAAGAGCCGTGCTACCTTAGATGAGCAAGCAGGTGATCCTGACTTGTTTATCTGAACTCAACTCAAACCAACCAACTCATGTCAACAGAACTCCAGCAGGAACTGGATGCGGCACAGGCTTGCATCTACACCCGTTCCAACATTCGTCGTGCATTCCCAGACTTCGATGACACTGATGTCTGCGGCATCTACATCTCCGGTGATGACTGCCTAGTCGTCTACCGCGATGGGGTCGAACGGTCCTTCCCGCGTCAACCAATCAAAGACGCATACACTTCCTTCACCCACAGACTGCCTGACTTCTTCTCCTACCTTGGACCAAACTACCGTGGTCCTACGGCATGGCGTAAGAATGCATACGTTATGTTTAAAGGTTGGTCCTATGTACATGCCCTTGGGAAACATACCCCCCACGCACTTATGCAGGGAAGATGGGCTGACAAATTTATACACATTGAAGATGAACAACAACTTAAAGCAATCATCCAGTCGGACCAGGCTGATATTGGATATCTGGTTGCGCCGGACGGGATGCGGCTTGAGGATCGGCCCATTGACCTGGACTCTGAACTGGTCGATGAGCAAGACGACAGGGCCGTGTATAGCGAGCCTCAATGCTCATGTGGGTCCTTTCAACGTCAACTCAACAACCTTTCTCTTTTCCAGAAAGAGATCAAGGACTACAGACCCTGGTGCAAACACCTGAGCTGGTTCCGTAACTACCGCGAACTACTCTGCAAGCGCACTGAAATCCGTAATGCCTGCCCTGCTTACGCACCTGATAAGTGCGTTGCATGGTGGTACGCACCTCCAGAGAACTCCACTGACAACGGCAGGTTCCTTCTCCTCTACACCAAGCATGGTGCTCAGGCTCCAAAGTCGCACTGGCGTACCTACAAGCCAAACCAAACGTTCACGCAGCACGACGCCTGGGATCTTTTCTTCAACATGATGGAGGCAGGCTACGTTCCTTTCCCAGGTACATCACTGCCTCAGCTCACCAACAACAAACGTTCCAATGGATAACGCCGATTGGGTAATGAAGCTCAAGGTTTCATTCGTTGATGACGACAACGGTTCAACCATCCACATCGAATGGGATGAACATGATCCTGACCTGGCCTGGTGGTCTGGCCTTACCGATGAAGAGCGGAAGCAATTCTTCCGTGGCGCATTGGATCAGTACTTGACAGCACCGGTAGACTAACCGCACTTGTTCGGTACGACACTAAACTGCCGCCTCATTCACACTTCAACTCATGTTCGAATCCATTCTTGCCACCGTTCTTCCCATTGTCCAAGACATTCTTTGGACAGCATGCGCAGCATTGCTGGCCTACGTACTCAACAAAGTTCAATCCAACATTCAAACCATCTGAGTCATGACCCAGATCACTCACACTAAGCTGAACCAACTCAACGTCATTCAGCTGTACGAGCACTATGGTGCCCTGGAACGCTCTCTTCCTCTCCTCACTCCTGAATCTGAAGAGCTGGCGAAAGCCGAACTGGAAGCTTGCGCCAACATACGGTCTGAAAAGGTGGATCGTATCTATTACGCCATGGCGCACCATGAAGATGCCTTGGAGCGCGTCAAGAAAGAAACTGATCTCATCACGAAAGCCAAGCGTCATCACGAATCCCAACTGCGGCAGCTCAAAGAGCTGATCAAGTGGTTAAGGCGTGTACTCCCAGCTGATACCAACAAGATCACTGGCCGTAACTACCAGTTCACCTTGTCACGCCGTAAAGAACTCAAGGTTGAAATCACAAGCGACCCTGATTACTGGAGTGGTGAAGAACGTAGTAACTACTGCGTTGAACAAGAAACCACAATTATGAAGAGAACTGTGGTACGTTCCATGTCAGGAGAAGTCATCTCCGATGACACAGAACCTAAAACCAAACATGAAGTCCTCCCAAACCTCGATGCAATCCGTCACGCCTATCAAGCAGGTCAACAATTACCGCCTGGAGTCAAAGTTGTCCAAGACTACTCAGTCCTACGGAAACGAATCTTCTCAGACCCAGTGGAACTGGATGCATCCGAACATTTCGGAGAACTTCTACCAGAAGCTGGAGCCTCCCACTAACGCAGAAGATGCACGCATCAAGATGTCGTGCCATGAACACAGCGTTGAGGACTTCAATCTTCAGCTGCAAATGAATGAGCTGGAAACTTCCATGCTCTGCGATGGTGATGAAGTGCTGCCCTACAACGTCAAAGAAGTAGAAGACCTTGAGCAGAAGAAACTAAAACTCCTGCTTGGTAAGCGTTTTCACCTCAATGCTTCCCGTTGTTACTGGTACTGGCTGGCACGTAACGAAAAGTAAGGGGCATACAATAAAGAATAAGTACTAGTTGAGGGGAGTTCCATGGGCGGTGACGCAGCACTTAATAAAATGATTGCTGGGTTTACCCAGGATGGGACTCCTCTTAATGCCTTGATTGGCAACAAGCTTGAATGGGGTGTAACAACCCTTGTGGCCAGCATGATCTCCAATGAACAGCTGGCAAGCAGCATGGATGCAGAAGAAATGGTAGATGCTGCCATCAATTACTACAACATCATCCAAGAACGTTTAGGTTATTACCAACAGCACCAAGCAAACTCCCTAGAGAAGTTACTAGGCAACTAACACTAAAATGGAGGAATCGAAGTAAGGCCTCCAGATGTCGCAGACAACCGCTCAGTTAATCAGCAATCTTGTTCAAGCCCTGGCGTTTGAATCAACAAGTGCTGCGCCGGATAATGGTGTCTACTTATCTGCGGCTAATACCCTTGCATTCAATACCAATGCTGCTGCAAGCCCACGGCTAACTATTGACAGCGACGGCAAACTGTTAGTTGGCACGTCTAGTTCGATATCAGGCGCGAATTTGCAAGTGGTTGATACTACCTCTTGCGCTCTTGTTTTGGCTCGCAACGATACCTCAATCGTTGAAGGCAATAGCATCGGTGAAATTCGCTTTTTTAATAACGATTCGACATCTTATGAGGAGTGTGCCAACATTGCAGCAGTTGCCGACGGAACTTATGCCGATGGCGATAAACCAACACGATTAGTGTTCTCTACCACCGCCGACGGGGGATCATCCCCAACCGAAAAAATGCGTATCAGCGCAAACGGTAACCTCACTGTTGATACCGATACCTTCTTTGTTGATGCTGTTAATGATCGCGTAGGGGTCGGCACTACGAGTCCAACCGCGACTCTTCACATTGCAGGGGGCACTGCAAGACCTGCTTTGTACATGTTTGGATCCGACAAAGACATCGGATACAACAGCGTTCTGCAGTTTGGTGAATGGGACGGCACTACCTATACGGAGCGCATGCGCATCGACAGCTCCGGCAGGTTGCTGGTTGGCACGATTAGTGACATTACTGCAGATGTCTCATCCATTTTGCAAGGTGTTCACGCTAGTGGAGGGGCATTAAACCTTGCTAGAAATGATAGTTCAGTGTCAACTAACAACACCATTGGCCGGATTCGTTTTTGGGGCAACGCTGAAAATGGAACGTGGCAAGAATGCGCTCAAATTATCGCAAGAGCCGATGGCACCCACGGTAATAGTGATAAGCCAACACGCCTAGAGTTCAGGACTACGGCCGCCGGCGCAGCATCGCCAACCGAACGGATGCGTATCGAAAATAATGGAAACATCCTTTTTAACTTTGATGGTACTAGCCAATCGGGTGTTGCTCGTTTTGCAGACGGCACTCAGTCTTCGCCAGGAATAACTTTCTGGGCAGATGGTTCTGCCGATACTGGTATTTATCGCCCTGGTGCAAACACCCTAGGTTTTACGACAGGTGGTGCAGAAGCCGCCCGCATCGACAGCGACGGCAGGTTGTTGGTTGGTACGAATAGTGCGTTTGGTGGTAATGCTGAACTGCTGCAGATTGCCCGGAATGGCGGCGGCGGTATTGCACTTCTTCGCAACGATTTAACAGTATCTAGCGGCAACGAACTTGGCGCAATTAGCTGGTACGGGAATGACAGTACAGGAACAACAGTTGAAGAGTGCGCAACAATCCGCGCATTTGCAGATGGTGATCATGCGGACGGTGACAAACCAACACGCCTAGTGTTCTCCACTACTGCCGACGGAGAGAGCAGCCCGACGGAGCGGATGACCATCAAAGCCGATGGCAACGTCGGTATCAACACCGTAGATCCTCGTGCCATTTTTACCACAAGAGCTGGAGGTTTTGACCCTACTGATAACGAAGTTTTCGACGGTGTTGGCCTTTTCTTGGAAAGTACAGCTGCCCAAGCAGATGGGAACTATGGCTCAGCTTTGGCATGGAGCCGCCCTGGTACAAATAACAGATTCAAGTGTGCCATTGCTCCTGTTCAGGAGGGCTCAGACACTGATGTCCAAGGGTTAGCGTTTTTCACATCGAATGGAACTCTTGCGGCTGATGATCCTGCAGAACGAGCGCGAATCGACAGCGACGGCAGGCTGTTGGTTGGGACGAATAGTAACTTTACTCGTGGCAGCCTTCAAGTTATTGATGGTGGCGGCGGTGAAATAACCATTGGGCGGAACGATACAACTGTTTCTGCTGGTAATGATCTTGGACATATTTTCTTTGCGTCTAATGATGAGGGCACTGGAGCAAGTTCTTATGCAAGTATAAGTTGTTACGCTGATTCAAATCACACGGGGAGTCCTGCTAGCGCACCAACTCGCCTCAGCTTCTCCACCACCCCCTCGACCACCGCGACGGCCGTAGAGCGGATGAGGATTAATAACGCTGGTAATGTCTATTTTGGCAATGATATTAGCTCTACGCCGTGGAATAGAACCAGCGGCAATAGCACTATGTCGTGGCTTGAAGATACAGGTAGTGGTGGTGGAGCTTTAGCCATAGCTAACAATGCAGACCGAACTTTTTCGGCGCTGTATATCAATAAATTTGCTTACACCTCTGGCGACGACGACCGTTTTGCAGATTTCCGTCTTAATGGCGGCAGTACTATCGGCTCAATTACTATTAACGCTACAAGTAACGGAGTTAATTACAACACCACTTCTGATTACAGACTTAAGGAAAACGTTGTCGCGCTTACTGATGGTATTGATCGCCTGAAGCAACTCAATGTTAATCGTTTCAATTTTATTGGAAGCACTTTAGTTGTTGACGGTTTTATTGCTCACGAGGTGCAAGATGTTGTTCCTGAAGCAATCTCTGGCGCTAAGGATGCGGTTGATAACGAAGGAAATCCTAAGTACCAAGGCATCGACCAGTCCAAGTTGGTGCCGCTGCTGACTGCTGCGCTGCAGGAGGCAATCGCCAAGATCGAAACCCTTGAACAGCGTCTAACTGATGCTGGCATTGCCTAGTAGTCCTACTCACTAATAAATTGCTGCTAATGTAATTGGGTCCTTACTTACATCAATGGACCCGATTACCGTGCCTAAATTAACCGTATCCTTTGCGGTTGACTTGGAACTAGACTACGACTCCTTCGGTGGTAAAACACCTACTCAAATTGCAGAGGCGCTCCAGGACGAACTGGATGACCTCCTCTTTGAAGCCAGTTCCTCCGTCCAAGGGGTCTATACTTCTATCACGGCAATTGATTCCAATGACTGACGACCTCGCAAAGAAACTCAATACCGCAGGCGCTTTCGATACTCCCTGGCTGAAAGAACAACTTCGGAACTGGGATGTGGCCGAAGAACAGCGCAAAGCTGATTTCATGGAGCACATGTACCGCTGCTCTGGTCGTACCAACGGCTGCTACACCGGTCTTTGGCAAGACTTCTGCATCCGGGAAGCTGGTCCTGCTATGCGTGAACGCTATTTCGAAATGGTAAAAGCTGTCGAGATGTACGAAAAAGGTCTACTCGAACAGGCAAATCCTGCAGAAGCATTCGCAACTGCTTGATTTCTTTTATTTACTGACTAAACTTTGGGGGTAGCTACGCAGTAGCGCCCCCTTTTTCAATACATGGAAGAAACAAACCAAGCCATGGCTGCTATCCATCAATGGCAAAAGTGGTACCGTGACAACAAAATAGTTGCGGATCCAGAAGAGCCATTGGTAGCCAAGGACCAACGCCACAATCTTCACGACACCACCAACGTTTCGGCCACCCTTAATCACATGACCAATCAAAATCTCCTCACAGAAGCAACCAACTGCTTTGCTGACACCATCGCTGAATACACCGGCGCTCTTTCCGGCAAGGAAATCTACAAAGCTTTCTATGCAGCAGCCTGCACTCAATACGAATTTGCTAAGAAAGAATACAAACAAGCAGAAGACCTAATGAATATGCTCCGCTGTGATGGGATGAGATAATAAAGGTATCTACATTAATACTACATAATGGCAAGACCTCTATATCGGGACTCAGGCAATAGCGGATTATTTGAAACGATAAAGGTACAAACCTGCAGTGGGCAACCGCTAGAAGTAACAACTACTAGCGGTACCTTCACTTATGTAAAGCCTGCAACAACTGCAGGTGATTCTTTTGGTCGATTAAGAGTATCAGAACCTTTCACCCTATTCGATTCTTCTCATCGTTACACCGATAACGGTAAGTGGTCCACCTCTGGTTCGACTGCAACTTTCAACTCGGACGAAGGCTTAGTTGACCTGACCATCAACACAACTTCTGGTTCACAGGTTTACCGTGAAACGACAAGAGTTTTTCCTTATCAGCCAGGGAAATCTCTGCAGGTAATGAATAGTTTTGTCATGAGTAGTGGCAAAGCAAACCTGCGTCAACGTGTTGGATACTTCGGTTCTGACAATGGTTATTACGTTGAAGTAAGCGGAACTGCAGATCCTTTCCTGGTTCAGCGCTCCAGCAATACCGGTAGCGTTGTTAATACTCGTGTCGCCCAAACCGATTGGAATATCGACAAGCTAGATGGTTCTGGTCCATCTGGCTACACAATCGACATGACAAAGTCACAACTCTCGTGGTTTGATTTTGAATGGCTTGGTGTTGGTACCGTACGTGCTGGGTTCTTGATTGATGGTGAACTTGTTCATTGCCACTCTTTCCACCACGCCAATAACATTACTTCTACCTACATGTCAACGGCGACTTTACCCTGTCGCTATGAAATTGAAAACTTAGATACCACTTCAACAGACAGCACGCTTAAACAGATTTGTTCCACTGTCCTATCGGAAGGTGGTTATGACTTGCGCGGTAAAGGACGTGCTGCAGGTCAAGATATCACCGCACCATACGACTTGACAGTTACTGGAACTCTTTATCCAACAGCCGCTATTCGTCTTAAGGCTTCCACGCCAGATGCTGTTGTTGTCCTAAACGGTATCTCGGTTTTAGGCATTACTAATAACGCAAACTACCGTTGGGAACTAGTCAACGGTGCAACAACTGTCTCCGGTGGGACATGGGTCAGTGCTGGTGCTGATTCACCGATTGAAATCAATACCACAGCAACTGGTATCAGCGGTGGCCAAAGCCTTGTTCACGGATTTGTAGCTGGTTCAAACCAAGGCTCGACCACGACTGACCTTTCTACTGTTGACTTATTTAAGTATCAACTGCAAAGAAATTCCTTTACCAGTACTTCTAATGTCCTTGCCCTTATTGTTTCAACTCAAAGCGCAGGTGCCGATGTCTTAACTGCATTAAACTGGGAAGAGATTAATTACTAAGTATGTATACGCCTGGTCCTCAAGTGCCCCAGGAAATGCCTGCTGCCGTTGAGCAGGCTTCTCCTGGACCGCAATCAAAACCTAAAGGACCTACCAAGTCCAAAGGCGGAGATGTTGGTGTCTTCATCCAGCAACTAATCCAGCTGGCTGCTTACGTCCACCAACTTCAAGTGCAATCTCACCTGATGCACTTCAACTACGAAGCGCCTAACTTCACTGGGATCCATGCCTTCCTTAAGGATCAGTACGAAGCACACGTCGAGCAGTTCGACAAAATCGGTGAGTTCATCCGTTCAATGGACTACTTGCTCCCAATGTGTCATGACGGGTTGATGGATGCCAGCCCTGAGTTCAAGCACGTCAAAAGCTACAAGCCCACTGAAATGCTCTCGGTCTATTACAAAAACCTTGAAGAGCTGGGCATGAAAACCAAAAAGCTGGAAGCTGCTGCTGCCAAAGTCAAAGCCATCGACATCCAAAACTACATGGCTGAACTTTGCGGAGAAGCATTCAAGGCTGCCTGGTTCATCAAGGCAACGCTTCGTAATGGGTAATACGGTGGCAGTTGGAGCACACCACAATACAATTCTGGATTTCTTTTAAGATCGTCTTCCAAGAACAACCGCTATTCACCATGTTGCCGACCGAATAATTCTTTGGTCCAACGTGGTGAAACTCAAGAACCCGATGGTCATCCAAGCCGCAACAGTGGCAACTGGATGACCTTTTATATGTCCGCATCTTCTCGCGATTGCTGTTAATCCGGCGCTTCTTTGGCCCAGGGTTCACTACAACTTTGCGTATCAATAAACTATATCAACTTTCTTCCAGAAGTTGTTTTGCAATCTCATCCGCATTTACGAGCCCAGGATGCTTGTCAATCAGGCCATGGCCATCCGTAACGGAAACTGCTTGCTGATAAATAAAGCAATCAGTCTTGCCAGCTGCAAACAAAGCTTTACGGACTGTTTCCCAATTCTTGCGGGTATGTTCGTCCATGATTTGAATTGAACTGTATATAATCCACTCTACATAAAAAAGATCCCGGGTGCTCAAGCCGAGATCTTTAAGAACTTCACTACCGCTAAACGCTCGCGTTGAGCTGTTTACATATGAGCATCTTCAGTATAACCCTTAGCCTTTTCATCCAGAATCTTTTTCCACTTACATGGCTTTGCAGATTTTGCCCAGTTAGGTCCTGGGTTTGGAATCAAAGACTCCAACTTCCAGAAGTAATCCTGGAGTCGTTGCTCATCCGTGTAACGCTCAGCCAAAATTTGTAGGGATGTCTTTACTCTTGCCGAACTTCTCCATGATCTCGTCCATGTGTTCCAGGGACTCAAGCCTCACCAAGACATCGGTCAGGCTGCTGATCACAACAGGATGTTCGGTGCGTGCTGCAAAGGCTAGTGCCTCACGCAAAGTCCCCGCCGCCTGGTTGACCGACTCCTTGACTTGGTTCGACAGACTCATTTCCGATTCCTTGGGGTTCCTGATTAGAAGATTGGTTACCAGCATTTTGCCTCGATAGCATCAAACTTTGTAAAAGCTGGTTGTGATTATCCAGGAACTCATTCCCTTCCGTCACAACATCATAATACTCTTGCAGCTTATTCATTGTTTGCAAATGTGGTATACCCAATACTAACAGTTGTGGTAACCGAATTACTTAACGTATTCCTTGATGGTTTCTCGGATGCCACTTTCAAAGTCATAGTCTGGGCGCCAGCCCAGTTCTTGAATCTTTGTTGGATCAATCGCATACCGCAGATCATTGCCCGGACGATCCAAGACGTGCGTAATCAAGTCGGAGTATGGCGTAGGACGTGGCAGCAATTCATCCAGTACATAACAAATAGTCTCCACTACTTCCATATTGGTACGTTCGCCAAAGCCACCGATGCAATACTGCTGACCCAAGACTCCCTCGTCCATCACTAAAGCAAGTGCCTTGACATGATCTTCTACATGCAACCAGTCACGAATGTTTAATCCCTTGCCGTGTACAGTGATCGGACGATTGCCCAGGGCATTGGTAATGGTCATGGGAATCAACTTCTCGGGATGTTGACCAGGGCCATAGTTATTGCTGCAATTTGTAATGACAGCAGGGAATCCGTAGGTGTTATGCCATGCCATCACCAGGTGATCACTGGCTGCCTTACTAGCTGAATATGGGGAGCTTGGGTTGTAAGGCGTGGACTCAACAAAGAATTCATCCTTGGTATCCGGATGCAAACTCCCAAAAACCTCATCAGTACTAACGTGCAAGAACCGAAATGGTTCCAGGAGCATCTGGCGGCATGCTTCCAGCAGGGTGTAGGTGCCGACAATGTTGCTCTGGATAAACTCACGCGGTGACTGGATCGAGTTATCGACATGGCTTTCGGCAGCCAGGTGATAAATCCGGGTCGGTTGCAAAGTATGTACAACATCTTGTACATATCCTTCATCCGTCAGGTCACAACAGAACAGCCGGTGACGTTCCCGTGCACCAGGCAATTCATGTAACGCATCAGAATTACTGGCGTAACCAAGCTTGTCAAGCGTATAAATCTTGGCGTCCGTGGTCTCCAGCAGGTGCTTGATGAGATGACGACCAATAAACCCAGCGCCACCCGTAACCAAATAGTTTTCCATTACTCAAATACCTCTGCTTCCTTGAAAGGAATTCCCTTTGAATCTTTAGCTGAAACTATAGCTTTCTTTGTTACTTCCCAGTCAATATCTAAATCTTTATCGTTCCATAAGATGCTGCGCTCAGCAGATGGCGCATGTAAATCCGTGCACTTATAGAAGACTGCCGTATTGGGTTCCAAGGTTGCATACCCGTGGGCAAAGCCAGGCGGTACCCACAATGCTTGATGGTCCTGCGAATACAGCAACACATCAACCCACTGACCAAAACGCGGGGAAGACTTACGGATGTCAACCACCACATCTTGGATGACGCCGCTCATGCAACGCACCAACTTGCCTTGCTCGTAGGGCGGCAACTGATAATGCATGCCACGCACGACATGTTTCTTGGACAACACATAGCTGTCTTGCCGGAAGTGATGGCCATCAACCGCATCCGACAACTTCTCCTCATGCCAATGAACTGTGAAAGCACCACGGTCATCCTCGAATACATCCAGGTCAATTAGCTTGACTTCTGGTAGCGCAAGCGGGGTAACTTTCATCAGTACGCTCCGGTGAAGTTTGATACGATCTCGTCAATATACGCAAAATTTTCTTCCGTAAGTATGGGTGCAGTACTCATAAAGAACACTTTGCTAAGAACGTCATAGGCGTTCGGGTAATCCTTTGCATTACCAAGGTCTCGGTACGCAGGATGGAGCAACAGGTTGCCTGCAAAGTAATTGCGGGTCTGGATACCGTTTGCTTCTAGGTACAACTGGAGTTCACGCTTGTACTCTTTGTGTTCACAGATGATCGGCACACCGAACCAAGAGGTTTCAGCCTCTGGTTTCTCGTCAACAACACGCAACTCGCTTCCTAATTTCTTAAGAATTTCTTTGGTTCGTGAATAGTTTTCGCGTCGTTTTTGGTGGATCTCGTCAATCTTGGTCAGCTGCACCTGGCCGATTGCACCCTGCAAATCAATCGGTTTCAAGTTGTAACCAATCTGGCTGAACACATATTTGTGATCAACAATCCCGTCATAACCAGGCAGCCAAGCATCAAACCGCTTGCCGCAACTGCCGTTGATCAGCTGGTTGCAGCTACCCACGCAATAACAGTCACGTCCCCACCAGGCAAACTGCCGAGCAAGACGCACGATCTCTGCGTTCTTGGAGGACACCATCCCACCTTCCAGCGTGGTGATGTGGTGTGCCGGATAAAAAGAAGAGGATCCCGCAACGGCATGCTCCGTCAGATACTCGCCCTTCCACTTAGAACCAAGGGAGTCGCAGTTGTCTGCGATGTACTTCAGCGAGTGCCGTTCACATAAATCAAGGAGCTGGTCAAGGTCATAACTATTGCCCAATACAGGACTACTAAAAACGGCAACTGTCTTTTCATTGATTGACTCCTTGATTTGATCCAGATTCCAGTTCAGGTCATCCCATGTGATGTCAACAAAACGGGGAACTAAACCGTTCTGGAGAATGGGGTTGACCGTAGTCGGGAACCCAACAACACTAACGATAATCTCGGATCCATCCTGCCAATCAAAATATTTTTTCAATGCAGCAATCATCACCAAGTTGGCGGAACTGCCGCTGTTCACCATCAGCGAAGAATCGAAACCAAACCGTTTCGAAAACTGCTTCTCAAATTTGTCAACCTCTTCTCCAGCTGGGTACCAGCTCCCTTCCTTCAGTGCTTTAACTGCTGCTTCAATTTCTTGTCCGTCAAAGTACGGTCCGGAGTACATAACCTTTGACTTGAACATAGGTCTTGAAGTCCTTCCTCTAATGAAATGCTGGGTGTAAACCCCAGGAAATTTAGCTTGCTGCAGTCTAGGCTAAATCGCAGCGCTTGCGGATAATCAACTGGCGCATCAACTAAGTGAATACTGGACTTAGATCCCAGGTACTCCTTAGCTTTCTGGACGCAATCAGCCAGTGGAGTCTCGATGCCCGTGCCGATGTTGTAGATCTCATTCCAGTGCCCGTGCTCACACACCGTATGGATGGCACCACACACATCAAAGATGTGCATGAAGTCACGGGAAATTTGCCGGTGGATCTGGACCGGCTCATTCTTCCGCACCTTGTTAATCAAGAAATGCAACGCATTTCGTTTGGTTGACCCGGAGTCTGGTCCTCCGTACACGTTGCCAACACGCAAGATTCGCCAGTCAATACCAAAGGTGTTGCAGTATTCCATCACCAGCTTTTCAGCGGTGCGTTTCGTGATGGAATAGAACCCGTTCGGCTCGCATGATGCTGTCTCATCGGGTCTCACATGAGACGGATCGTAGACAAAGTGGCTGCTCACAAAATTAAATGTCTTGATCCCGTACGCACGGCACAGATCCAGACGTTTCATCAACGCCACAAGGTTGGTTTCAATATCAACCAGGGGATCTTCCTTGTAGGTGTAGTTGTCAGTCGTACTGATTAGGTACAGGACTTCACTACTGAAAGGCGCAAGCTGCTCCCGTGGCACAAGCAATGTTGGAAACAGCTGGCGGTAATAGCTTCCAAGGATGCCAGTGCCGCCGTAAATACTGATGGGATCTTTCTTCACAGCCATTGCTGGTTATAAATGCGATCGAGGCGATATGGCCAGTAATCTATCGGAGCACCGGAGTTAAACGGTGTCGTATAAACTTCCATTCCGCGATCACCACCCCACTTCTCGATGTAATACTCGATGTTGGAAGCAAAGCTAACCTTGTTCCTTTCCTCGAACTGAGGGTTACTGTGCAGGGTGCTACTGATAACGTGCTTCGCCTTTAGGGGGAATCGGTCCCAGGTCAGGCCAGCAAGCTTCATTCGGTAGCGATGATCGTTGTCTTCGCAGTAGGCAGGGTAGAAGTTTTCGTCCATCAACCCAACCTTCTCGATCATTTCATCGCTCATGATGAAGGCTGAGTATCCGTTCATCTCACCACCTTCGCAAAGCAGGCCAGTGAAATCACCTTCGAGGCGTGCAGCAAGACGCTTCAGCTCACCAGGTTCAACATGCCAATCGTCATTGGTAATGAACCAGTAGTTGCAGTCGACGTTCTGCTTGACGATCTGGTTAATGGCACCGCCGTACCCAAGGTTGATGTTGGGGCGGATGATGACTACTTCTTCGACAAACTTGTTGGGATTGACCTCAATAGCAAAGAGGACATCCTTTACGTCATCAAACTTGCCTTCGGAGTTATCGACCACCACATAACGCTCGACCGGATAGTCGATCGATTCATAGTGCTTCCACAGATCCTGGTCGCGATTGACGACAGCTGTAGCAATCAACTCGATTGGCGTATTGCTTTCTTCCATGGGTTCGGGTTCTGTGTTGATCTGTCCCAAATGATGGTAACCGTTTTTGTCTTTGACTAAACAATGGGCAGGCGCTAAACCGGCAAAGGTGTGTACCTGGCCGTGCTCAACCATCACCATGGGTGCTTCTTTGACCTTTAGGTCACCAAAGAAATAGTCCTTGTTAATGATCAGGCAGCTCTGAATACGTTCAGTTAGGTAGCCAAGCCAGCGCTGCGGGTAGCCTTCAAGGTGCTCATACTCATCCTTGTATGCCTCCCAGATCGGCATCATGCAACTAAACAGCAGACCAGTGAACCGCTTCACCAAATCCCTGTTGCCGTAATGCATCAGGATGGGATGCAACCTCTTGCCGTTCCAGAAATCCTCCAGCATGTCCGCTGGAATTGGCAGCTTATGTTTCTTGGCTAGTGCCAGGGTCTGGTCAGGTACCTGGTAGGTGGGTGCATGACAGCCATGCCAATGCTCACTGATCGGCATCGGCAGGTAAAAACGCTCCGGCACATACAGCACGTCATCCTCAGAATTGGACAACGCTTCATCCGTAAAACAACGCCGGTAGTTCGCAACACCAATAAAATCTTGCTTGCAGTTCTGCTGCATCCATTCCATGCAGGTCAGCTCAGACCAGTACGGATTCATGTCCGGCCTGTGGTCCTTGTCCGCATCAAAGCGGTGGATCGTCGCTACGCTCTTGAACGTAACCTGCTTGCCACCATGGGCAACGGCATATAAATTGATATCCTTCGGGTCAATCTTCATGGCAAACGCCAAGAATTACAGATCAACCCTAACGTAATTGACGGAGTTTGCAATCAATCCATTCTCAAAACTATCGGCTTCTTCCTTGTCCACATCAGCGATCACGCCGCCGCTAAAGAAACTTAAACAAAAAGGGTCGTCTGTTTCGCAGTAGAACCGCGTCAAGTTAGAGGACACCGATCAGCTTCCAAAAACTCTCCTTGTAAATCAACTCTAGTTGCAGGATTGCAATAACGCCAAACATCGCAAGCCTGCCGTTCCACCGTTCGGCAAACCAGATGTAGTCGTTGGGGTGCCAGGGCCACTTGTCGATGTGCAAATCGACCATATACTCACGCCACAATGTGCCAATCGCCCAGCTGGCAATCATCCACACGGCTTGAAATGCTGCGATAAAAATTTTCATTGACGTGCTGCTACCTCTGAAAAGAAAATGTAAGCATCAATGCCAATGACCAAGAGCATAGCCCCCAATATTGCTGCTATCGCATACGTAAAATCCCGCATTCCACTAAGGCCATTTATCCGATAAGATAGCTTCAATATACAAAACCTTCAATGGTTGCTAACATTGAGACACACGATCCTTGGATTAAAGCCGAGGATGAGCAACCAGAACTTATGCGGTCGATTAACCGGACCGCAGCCAGAATAACGCTTAACGGAAAAAGACATTACACTACTCCGTTACCCACTGGACCTGCACCGTCCGTAACCACAATCATCAGCGAAACAGCTTCCGAAGCAAACAAACGGAAGCTCGAAATGTGGTCGAAAGCAAATCCTGGCGTCAAAGAAGCTGCAGCGGAACGGGGTACGGCAATTCACTACGGGATGGAACAGTACCTAAAAGGGAATAAAAACCCAGAAATCAAGGAGGAGTATGCGGACTTTTGGGCGGGAATGCCGAAGATATTGGATCAGTTCCAGGAGGTCCTTTGGGCCGAATCGCCGGTACTTGACAAGTTTGATTTTACTCTTGGTGCTGACGACGTGGCTCGTGTGTGGGGTTGCGATGATGAAGGTCGTGCCTGGGCTGGTGCTCCTGACATCATTGCTGTGGCTAATAACAAGCTTACTCTTGCTGACCTGAAGACCAGCGTCAAACCCTACAGCCGCAAGTGGCCCAAAGATCTGGAGAAAGGTTCGCCTGAATGGCGTGATCTCCTCGGTGGTCACATGAAATTCAAAAAAACCTGCAAACAACTTGCTGCTTACGACATCGCAATCGAGCAGACCCTGGGCATGAAGGTCCAGCAGGCAGCCATCCTGGTGTCAACGCCCGTACGCACGCAAGTCTTCAAGATCTCCCGTCGCTTCTTGGACTCTCTCCGAGACGATTGGTACAAGATCGTTGAGGAGTATTACAAACAAATCGAAAACTGCAACGTTTATGATCCAGACCTTATTTAAAGACATCATTGCAGCCGTCATCAAATGGCTGAAGAAACTCTGGTTTGAATCCAAGTTGAAAGCTCGTCTCAAGATGATTGAGATCGAGAACCAGATCGAGGCGGAACGGGAGCTGGAGGAGTATTTCAAGCCGGAATACACAGAAAAACCTGTGGATCCAGAGCTGCAGACCGGTGATTCCATCGGCCTCGGTGGTGAGATGCGATTAACTGCTAAGTGGCATACTGATAAAGAAGATAAATAAAACTGATGAATAGGGAGCAGTGCGAGAAAATAGCGTGGCAATGCGCTTGCGAGACCGCTGTTGTAACAAAAGAAGACGTAGTAATGATCTACAATCGCATCATGGAAAGGGCTGAAAGGCTAGATAAACAGGCCAAAGTTGAGTCTGATAAGACTAACTAATTTTTAGTTTCTCCTAAGAGGTACTCCGGATTGGCGGCCGTAGGATAAGGAGACACTCAAGTCAAGCCTCCAATGGAAATTCATGTTTCCGTTGGTGAGTGGATGAATAGTCTCATGAGTCGCATGGCAAATGCGGCTGATGGAGACTGTTTTTATCTGCCCACCCTCATGCATTTACACGCTTTTATGCTGCTGCAAGAGGGGACTTTCCCTGACAAAAACTTTAAAGTGGAGATCGAGAAATAGGAAGACATGACGAGTAAGAACCAGCAAGCACTTCGTCCAGGTGAGGTACGTCTTGACTACATCCCGATCGACTGGCCGCTCACGCCACTTGGCGCGAAAAAGGACCCGTACACTACGGGCTGGCAGAACAAACCATATTCTGTTCGCGAGATCGAAGAGGAAATTGTATCTGGCCAATGCAAAGCCGTCGGTCTTCTGGGCGGCCCTGTGTACAACCATCCTTATGGCTTGGTCTGGGTCGATGTTGATGGACCGACTGTTTACCCGCTTATCGAGACGCTCGCCGGTACAACTTTCAGTGATGCCTTACCAGAAACCCTGACCATCCTCAGCGGCAAAGAGGGTCGGGAACGTAAACTCTACCGTCTGGATCGCGAAAAACATAAGCATTTCGCTCGTAATAAGTACACCTGGCACGCAGAGGGGAACAAAGAAAAACTTGAGATCCTCTGGCGTAAGCACCAGGGTGTTCTCATGGGTCTACACCCTGAGACTGATGGTTACTACACCGCTCCTGACCAGGGGTTTGAGTGGGTTAATGAGCTGCCAGAGTTTCCGGACTGGCTGCTAAATGCCATCATCAGTAAAAACATCAAGCAGGGGATTCCCTCCACAGAAACCACTCGCATTATTGGCCCCAGCTTTGCACTAAACGCCCAGGTCCCCCTGGAACGTGACATCAAACTGGCCGCAGAAGCAATGTGGTCTCTGCCCCAGGAAGCCGTAGACGACTACGACATCTGGATCACAATCGGTCAGTCGCTTCATTCCTTGGATGAATCACTGCTCGAACAGTGGGATGATTGGTCTAAGCAATCCGACAAATACCAGGAAGGTGAGTGCCAGCGTCGTTGGCTCTCCTTCTCTAAAGGTGGTGGTCGTGGTCTTGGCTCCCTGATTCATGTTGCTCAGGAGCATGGCTTTGTTCTGTCTCAGGACCATAAGTCGATGAGTCCCGATGATGAGCAACTAGATCAGGCTGAAAAACTTCTTGAACAGTACGGAGATGATTCGATGATTCATATTGGTGACATCCAACTTGGTAAGAATGAGCCGCGTTCAACTCCCCGTGCCATGCAGTGGGAAACGAAGCGACCGGACTTGGCCACAGGCAACAAGCAACAATCAAGAAATCCTTCATCTGATGTAATTGCGAATGTATTGATTCAGCAGTACAAAGGTAACCTGCGTTTTAGCCAGGTGCAAGGCTGTTTCTTGCTTTACGAATACAAGAGCAAAGGCCTCTGGTCGGCACTAACTGATCTCGAAATCAAAGGCGAGATCCGTGATCAGTTGGCCCAGATCAAAGAAGAGCTGTTGCCCAAAGGCTTCAGCATGAATCTGGTCAACGATATTCTCGAGCAGCTGCGCATCACCCTCATCTTTGATGAGTGGTACGAAGACAACGATTATCTCCTGTTCACCAATGGAATCCTCGAACTCGAAACGCGTGAACTGCTTCCCTTCGATCGGGAAATGTACATCACCCAACAACTGCCATACGACTACGATCCTTACGCAACTTGCGAACCTATCGTCAAGTGGCTCAAAAATGCACAAGACGGAAGCTGGGAACGAGTCCAGGTTCTGAGGGCATGGCTGCGAGCAGTCCTCCTCAGCCACTCTGAAATCCAGAAGTTCGTTGAAATTGTTGGCCCCGGTAAGTCCGGTAAGTCCACCTACTCCAACCTTGCTCACGCATTGGTCGGGGATGAGAACGCCATGATCTCTTCCCTTGAGCACCTGGAGAAAAACCGGTTTGAAACCGCCAACCTCTACAAGAAAAAGCTCCTGCTCTTCAATGATGTGGAGCGGTACGGCGGTTCAGTCTCCGTTCTTAAGGCCATCACTGGCCGTGACCTCATTCGTAACGAACGCAAATTCCAAAGCGGATCACAAAAGCCGTTCAAATACAACGGCCTGGTGATGATTACAGCCAATGAACCCATCCAAACTACTGACCCGACTTCTGGTTTGGCTCGTCGTCGCCTCACCATTCCTTTTGACCGGCCTTTTACTGGCAGTTCTGCTGAACAAAGAACCCTTATTGACATGGACGATAGGGGTCGTCCTTTCGGTGAGTTCGCTCCTCTCATTCCTGGATTGGTGAACTGGGTGCTCGACATGACCGAAGCGCAAATGCGTGAATACCTCATGGAAACCACCAAGAAGGTCAACTTCTTCGCGAAGCACCACCGTGAACAAATCCTCAAATCCAACCAAATCATGGATTGGATGGAACATTGTCTGGTATTTGATCCAGGAATTTCTGCGCCGATCGGTCTAGCCAAACACTCAGCCGCTGGTTCCTCCAACGTCTACGTCTCATGGGACACCTGGTTATACGCCAGTTACTGTGAGTTCTCCCGTGGTTCCAACAGCAATATCCTTGGCCGTAGCCGTTTTGAAACCCTGCTTATGGACGTGTGTGTCCACCAGCTTGGGCTAAATGTCTACAAATTTAAAGATCGTCGTGGCATGCGGGTCGTTAATGTTGCCTGCCGTGCTTCTGACCAGAAATACGCCAAGTTCCCCTCCATCGTGGAGGTTGGTCTCAACAAAGAAGAGTGGCGTATTCACTACGGTGATGTGCTGGATAAAAAGTCTGGTGAGAAGATAGATATCGATGAGGCACACGAAAATGAGTAATGGTCGTCACTTGATCCTCGACCTGTATGACTGCGACGCAGAAATACTGAATAACTACACCAAGCTCCAGCTGTCCCTTGAGGTTGCACTCAACATGGCTGGGGCCAACATCATCCGTATCATCGGTGAGAAGTTCAAGCCGCAAGGCGTTACGCTCCTCGCGCTTCTGTCGGAATCTCATGCTTCCATCCACACCTGGCCTGAGATCGGTTACGCAGCTGTTGACCTCTACACCTGTGGTGACACAACGGAAACCCACAAAGCTGCTGAATTCTTAAAAGAGAAGTTAGGCGCTAAACATACGGAAGAAAAAGAACTTGTACGGTCCACAACTCCTGCTGTTTCGGTATAGTTAATCGAGAATAACTCGGTTACATGAGTAAAAAACCAAAGCTTTTATGGGTTGGTGACATCGTCGCCATGACTGGCTTCGCACGTGTCACTGAGAATGTGCTCGAAAGGCTGGTTGACGGCTTCGAAATCATTGTGCTCGGCAATAACTGGTGGGGTGACCCACATCCGCTGCAAGAGAAATATCGGATGTACCCCTCGTCCAACCGTTATCAAACCGCACCCTTTGGTGAGCAACGGATTCGGGAGATCGTTGAGAAAGAACAACCTGACGTGGTGTTCACCATCAACGACATGTGGATCATCAACGCTCAGTACCAGCAGATCCAAGACTTGCACAAGGCTGGCAAGTTTAAATTCGTGGGTTATGCACCCATGGATTCGTACAACTGGCTTGGTTGCCTGTCCGATACCGCCAACGAATGGGATGGGATCATCTCCTACACCGAATTTGGTGCGTACGAATTCGTGAAAGGTGGCATCAATAAGCCCATCGCTGTCATCCCCCACGGCGTTACCCACGGTCAATTCTTCCCCGTCGATAAGCAAGAAGCACGGAAGCGTCTTGGTTTGCCCCTGGATGCCTTCATTGTTTTCAACGGCAACCGCAACCAATTCCGTAAGCGCATCGACATTACGATCGAAGCCTTCGCCAAGTTTGCTGTCGACAAACCCGATGCCCAGCTCTACCTACACATGGGGCAAAAGGACCAGGGTTGGGACATCATGGCGGTCTTCGCACGGGAGATGAACAAGGTTGGCCTCGATCCCAACAACCGCATCATCCTCAGTAGTAATGATGCACATCCGCCCAATGTCCAGGTGGACGCACTCAACCTGATCTATAACGCCGTCGATATTGGCGTTAATACCTGCAAGGGTGAGGGCTGGGGTCTCGTCAACTTCGAGCACGCCGCCTGTCGTGTCGCCCAAATCGTGCCGGATCACACCTCCTGCAAAGAAATCTTTGAGGGCTACGGCAAATTGATCCGTTGTGACCACGTTGATGTGGACACTAACTACGCACGGGAGATGCCCTGTCCTTCTGCCGATCACCTGGCGGAATTGATGACCGAACTCTACGAAGATCGGGAAAAACTGGATGCTGTCGCTGAGTTGTGCTACGTCCGTGCCACGGATGAACAATTCTCATGGGACACGGTTGCGTCTCAGTTTGGCGGAATCTTTGAAGACGTGCTGAAAGAAGTGGATCACGGGTTGGAAGAGGAAACTCCTGCTCCAAAAAGTAAGAAGAAACAAAAACGGTCCAAGAAAAAGGAGCTGGCTGGCGTAAGCTGACTCCGGGAACCGACGAAGACCTACCCGCCTCTAGCGCAAGGCGGGTTTTTTATGGCCTATTAGTCTCATGTTGAGACCAAGGTGGGAAGATGAGGCGTGATAGCGACACAGAATAGGCGTATTTTTCCTTAGATAAGGGCCAGGTTACGCCGCTCCGATAGTGTAAGTGTTTGTTCTGCTTCTCATGAGACTTAGAAACACAGAATAGACGTTTACACTATCCGAACGGCGTAACTTAGACTAAGATCTAAGCAAATTCATTCCTATTCTGTGTTGTGCCGCACAACTACCTGGAGATGCCACCGCTCTGGAGGCTGGAAGAAATCCTGGAACTGACGGATGAGCACCCAAGCGCCCTAAAAAGGGTCGAAACTGGGAAATTTGTCACCCGACGAAACAAAGTCAGCGGTTTTTACGAGATCTCAATCGACAACGAGGTCTTCTTGGCCCACAGAATTGTCTATTACATGCGAACAGGCCAATGCCCAGATGGTTTCTGCGTTAAGCACGGCCCCCTAAACCGAGAAAAAGACAACAGAGAAGAGTTGGTTCAGGCCTATCGACCACGTCCGTACAAGCGGAAACCCTCCTGGAGCTGGGACTAATGGCAAATGTGGCCCAGGCTTTGGAGCTGGCTGACTTTCGGCACGTCCAAGACATCGATTCCCTTGATGAGTCTCAACTTAAGTCTCATGGGTATTACAAGGGATACCAATGCCCGCATGGACATACCATCCGAGACATGCAAATGCATTGGTGCTACCACTGCGTCATCAAGATCAAGTCCAATCTCTGCGGATTTAATCTCAATTTTCTCAATGTAGACTACAAAATCAAATACCACCGGCTCTGGGCAGCGATTGATGTCGGCGCTTCAAACGAGTGCTGGAAGATAAAACTCCCTGGTAAAGCATCACCAAGACGTATTTGTTTTCCGTCTTACCGTGCGTACTACAGCAATCGGAAATCAGAAAACGTCACGCCCCATAAGGTGATATACCAGTGTGCGTGGGGGGATGTGGGGGCGATGGTCGTAACACGGGTCTGCGGTAATCCCTGGTGTGGCAACCCATTACACATGGTTTCCACCTGGAACATTGGTATGCCACCAAAACATGTTCAACCGATGGAGTTGGAGTTCAAAGCGGAGGACTTGATGTTGGTTAGCGCCGCAAAGCGGGCAAATAGGTTAAATGAACTATTACAGCGATCACATAAGCAGACGATTTTACATCCGTTATGTGCTAAAGATGCTCCCTATTATGATGAAGGATAGATAATAAAAGTAAAAATATTATGCGTAATCAATTAAGCCAGCGGCAGCGTACTGCTAACGATCCGCTGTTGATTGGTACGTTTGACCAGACTTCTATTCGTTATCTGACCGGCACCCTTGGTCCCTTGAGCCAGGTGGTGTCCGGTGGTTATGGCGGCGGTACATATAACCATTGGTTCAAGATTGCAATAAGGGTTCCTGCCTGGATCATCATTGCAAAAGGTGGTCCTAAACCTAATTACATCCAGGTTTCTGCATACGACATCAATAGGAATCCGATCCAGGGGCGGATGATCTTTGGTGCTGACAGCATCACGATTGAAAAAGACGGTTCACTATTTAATCCTTATGTCGGTCATGTGATGGCCGCTGGGTCTGACCTATACAACAATTACGACCCACGCCGCCTGGACAGAGGCGATGATATGTACTATCCCCTTGGTGTTGGGGAGTACTTAATTTGTATTTCTTCTACCCGAAATGAGCGTTTAGATTATGCCGTTGGGATCGTTGTTGAAGTTGCCGATCCCACACCATTTATCTTGCTTGAGGATTTTTCTCGTTTACTCTTTGAAGATACCGCAGAAGAAAGCTCGGTATTGGCTGATGTGACCCTTGGTTACACCGGCGCTGAGGACCACGAACATTCACTGGCTGAATGGGAGACGGCATGGAGAAGGGAACATCAAGACGATAATCCCTTCCCCGCAATCCTTGTTCCTTTGACGACACGTCCATGACTGCTGATAGCAAAAATAATTCTTCCCAAGAAGAACAAGTTTGCAAGCATGATGTTAACAAAGAGAAGAAAACTTGTTTAGAGTGTTATTGCGAAGAGAACCCATCAGCACCAGAATGCTTGATGTATGACGATTAATGGCTAGTGGCAACATCAAGGTTACGACGGATCAAAAAGACTGGGACGACTTTTTTGCCTCAGAACCTGATCTTGAAGATGCGTTTGCTCCCGTGGATTTATACGCAGCGCGGGTGCGTGTGGCTTGCGAGCTTAGCAATCGGCAAGTCCAAACGCCAGATAAACGATTGGATGCAACAACGCCCCAAGAAATCGGTGCGGAAGCTAAGTTCAAATTTGACCGGTAGGTTTGGTCCCAGGACCCAGGCCATTGCTATCCGTCAAGTGCGGCAGTGGATGCAAGAAATCCCAGAGGGGGACTCAATTTGCATGCGTTGTGAGTCTGCGTTGCCTGAGAAACAATTTAGGGTGTGGAAGAAATGGTTTGAAAAACATGAAGATATTCGTTGGGAGATCTCAGAAGAACACAAGTCGTTTTTCTTCTACAGATCAAGGGCATAGAATACAAGCAGTTGGGTAAATCTTATGGATTTCGTTAAGTACATCGAAGTTCTGCTGGCCGTTCATGCTGCAGCTTCTGCCATCACCGCACTCACCCCTACTCCTAAGGATGATGCAGTGGTTGGCAAGATCTACAAGATCATTGAAACCTTGGCAATGGTCGTTGGTAAAGCAAAGCAGCGCTAATTAACTGGCGTATACCACCAGACAACACCGCCTTCGTTTTCGACGGCGCTTTTCAATGCATTTGCCTCCACTTTATGAAGTGTGAGGCATTTTCTTTGGTCGTTTAATTCGTAGCAAATGTTGACTTTAATGTCAGGGTTGCGATTGCGGTTTCCCATTGGTCTGCGTTGTTGAAGCGACAGGGGGATTTCCTTTGGTTGTTCCAGGAGGGCGTCCCCGTTTTACCTGTGGCGGAGTCGGTTCTTTTTTATCTGCCTCCTTTCGGCTAATTCCATAGACTGCAAGTACGCTTGTAACCAGACTAGAAATAAAAGCGGCATCGACTTTTGTTGCAATACCGAGGTAGCTCGCAGTAAGAATTGCAAGCGCCCACGTCAAGACAGCAGCTGGAACTAAAGAGCCCAGATAATCCCTTAGCTGTTTAGGGTCCGGGCCTAGTTTCATGGCTGGAAAGTTCTACCCCAGCCAGAGGACGGACCTTCTGGCAGCCAACGTGATGTGAGCATTTTCCGGGTGTAAATAGCACCCTTTCCGTTTTCCGGAGGACCGCTGTAACCGTCATTAACGCTGCCGTACGGGTCGTTGACAATGAAGTCACCGTTCTCCTTCATGCCACGAACAACGAGCATGTGACCGCCCGTAGGTGCCGATAAGGTCCCTCTGTGAAGGATACCGATAACAACCGGACGGCCAGCCTTCAGTTCGGTTTCTAAGTTGGCAAACGACAGGTTGGTGTGCCAGGTGGAGTTAAGGCCATAGGACTTCAAAAGGTTGGTTTGAGCCCCATGGTCGGTCGTATCTCCGTAACCACCGCCGATTAGTTTTTTAATATACTCATCATCGGATTCAATGGCTTCAGGTCTAAAGAACTTGAGGCACATTGCGCAAGACGAGCTGTTGCAGGTGCGTCCAGCTTGGGTGTAGTTATCAGTTTGGAGCCACTCAGGAACTTCGAGGCAGATGTCAGAACCTTCAACTGCTGCTTCAGTATGTAGTTCTCCGTCAAGCTCACTCCAATGACCAGGAAACACCCACCAAGTACCAGCGCTGTACCCAAGTTCGACTTGGACATGACCAGATTCCTCCTTAAGGATTGTGCATTTGGAATAAACCTTGCCAGCAAGGACTGATTTCTTCTTGTCAGCAGGCAGCTCGGAACCAGCAATTGGTTCTTTCTTGAGCAGGGTGTCGTGAGTAGCAGTAAGGTTCGTCACTTTCTTATGGGCAGAGTAATCAGAGCCACTGCAGAACAGTTCAGTTTCAGCAGCACGGCGACGCATTAGACCAGCAAGTCCGCCATTGGTCCAGCGTTTTAGTTCTTCTCGGGCAACAGTGTTTGGGTCTTCGCCAGAATTAAGGCGCCTGCGGAGAGTGGATTCAGAGAAGGCACCAACACCGCAGTTGAAGGCAAACGAGACCAGGGCATCGAACTGGCATTGGTTAAGGCGGATGTCAACTAAGGAGTTGATTCCGTCCTCAAAACGAGCCAAATCTTTAATTAACAAGTCTTCTGCATCGCCCCTGGTGATGGTCATACCAGGCTTTACATGTAAGCCTGTTGAGCCATAACCAATGGTTAATACATTGGAGCTGCAGTAGTAAGCGTGTAGGCGTAGACCTTCGAAATGTTTAATAAGATCTAAACCTTTCTGGGAGATCTTCACGGTTATAACTTCTGTGGTCTAATTCTAGCCGGTGATAGTATTGAGTTATAGGCAAGAGATCAATGCAATGTGGAAATTACTACCTCTGTTAATTCTATTTGGAGGTCCTGTTTACGCGCAGTCAGTTGTACCAAACTTCACCCAGGGCAGCATGACGAGTACAACTACAACCAGCCAAACAATCAACGAAACAGTGCAAGTAAAGGTATATGGAGGAGATTATCGCAACGTAAGTGGAAGCAACGTAACCCCCAGTGGCGACATCAACGCTGCGGCAACAACGTATTCAGTGACGGACACCAGTCTTCCTTACAGCTTGGAAGTGGTTACCAGGAGCGCAGGAATTGTGGAGCAGACGGACATCACAAGAACTATTACTACAAGTTCTACGACAAACTCCTTGTCTGTCTTCTCGCAATAGGGTGTTTAGCGCCAGTTAGAGCACAGGAAGGTGGCACGACTGCCATTGCAAATCCTGTTGCAACATCTACTGGTTCAGTATCAAACCAGGCGGTGCAGATTAATCAGGGTGGTTATAGCCAGCAGGGCTTTGGGAATGGACATACATGTAATTCGTCTACCCTGGTAATGACACCGTTTTACTTAGGTAATGACGTTAATAATCCTGATGCTAGTTATGTGAGGAATCAAAACTTTGGAGCACAGATTAGCCTTAGTGTTCCGTTGGATGGAAAGATGGTGGAGTTATGTAAAGAATTAGCACGTAAAAAAATTGAAAAAGAACGTCTTGATTATGAGTTGGTGAGGGTACTTAAGTGCGCCGAGCTGCAGAAGATGGGTTACATGATACGACCCGAGTCACAATTTTATCCGCTTTGCTCCGACGTAATCTCCATCGCCGCCTTCCAAAAGTCTCAACAGGTTTCCCCCGTAACTTCTGAACCTTTGCAGCGGCAGCCTTGAAGGCTGGCTTGAAGATTTGTACTAAACGTTTAAACATTGAAGTAGCGGCGAGGGTAGCACCAACGCTTATGACGCTTGTTGTTGCTGCAGCCGAAAGTATTTCTGCCTTTGGCACGGGGATATCAAGATTAGTTCCTGGCAGGGTAATTGTTGTGACTTCTACTGGTGATGTTGGTTCTAAGGAAGGCGAAGGTAAGACGAGTTTTGGAAGTTGTGGTTTGGGTTGCTGCTGGAGTGCTTGTTGTATCAGGCCCCTTATTGATTCTGGTGTCAGCTTTGGCTCTTCTTTCGTAGGTTCTGGTTCTTTCTTTGCATTGGGAAGAAGAGTATCTGGATCACCAGCGGTAGCAACCGGTGGAATGTAGAGGGGCGTATATGCAGGAAGATCTGCCCTTGGAAGCTCCAGGAAAGGAGTATCCAAGGACAGAGGAGTAGGCAGTGTTGGAGCCGGGAGGTTAGGAGCTACTGGCAGTAGCAGCGGTTCCATTATTTAGCGAGTAGGACTATTGTGCCTCAAGAGCAGCAACTTTTGCTTCAAGAGTTTCAATTGCTTGTTGTTGGCGTTTAACAACATCCAACAACAAAACAGTAACGCGATCGTATTGAACACCGTCAGGGTATGCCTTGGTATTGTCTACCAAAACTTTTTCTTCGACGCCCTGATCGTTAATCTGAGTTTCGTAAGCATCTTCAGAATACGACCATTGAACAAGGCGCGGTTCAATTTCTGCAACTTCTTCTGCAATTAAACCGTACCAAGACCAGTCTTCTCGATCTGCCTCTGCTTTAGAGCGATACCAGACAGGTCTAAGATTTAATACTGCATCTGCTTTTTCTGTAAGAATATCTTCGATGTTTTGCTTGTAAGCAATAGAAGAAGTAGATCGCAAAATTCTATTTTCATTGGCCGTGTGAATAAACGCATTTGCTGCTGAAGCTGTAGTGCCGCAAGTTATTAGGTGTGTTCCATTGATATTGGTCATTAAAATTCTATTTAGTCCGGCAACAGTACCGCTATCTGCGCTTGCATAAATTTCAAAATTGCCGCCGTTATTTCTAATTGCTGTGTCAAAACGTCCGGTGCCACTGCGGCGCATAAATATTGCACTATTCGCTTCATCTGAGCTAATTGTGAGTACTGCATCGGAAACATCACCAGTAATTCCGTCTTCAGCAATGATCACGTGCCCATTGGGCGCAATTCTCATTCGGTCTTCGGGAGTAGATCCGGTGGCAAAAAAGATGCTTCTATTTTCGTTTGAGCGAGATTGTATGATTAAAGTACCTGCCGGGTAGTCACCACCTGCGCCTGAACCAGAGAAGATATAGCAACTATTTTCACCTGTAACTAATGAGTCA